CTCCTCTTTAGGACTAGCACGAAACTCAACAACCCAAGAGGGCGAAGTGTCCTACGCTCCGCATATACTTCTTGGTACTACCAGAAACGAATTCAAACGATAGAAGCTATCGGAATTGAAAGAGATTTAGCAGGTCTACCTGTTGCTTTCGTTCCTCCGCAGTTGCTTTCCGATAATGCCACAGCGCAGGAAACCGCTGCCCTGAACGAGATTAAACGTATTGTCCGTAATATTCGGCGAGACGAGCAGGAAGGGTTGGTGTTCCCTCTCGCATACGACCCCGAGACCAAACAGAAAGCCTACGACATTCAACTGCTGACGAGCGGTGGTCGTAGGCAATTTGACACCAATGAGATAATCACACGGTACGACCAAAGGATTGCGATGTCAATGCTCGCCGATTTCATAATGCTCGGCCATGAGAAAATAGGAACGCAGGCGCTCTCCGTTTCTAAGATTGAATTATTCATGGATTCAATAGAGGCATGGCTAACCGGAATCGCTGACGTTTTCACCAACTACGGTATTCCACGGCTGATGCGGTTGAATGGAATACCCGAAGAACTGTTCCCCAAACTCAACTACTCCGCACCTCGTGACCCTGACATCGGCGTTATCGGAGAATACGTTGGGAAGCTCACCTCCGCAGGGGCGATGCTACCTGATGGCGAGCTATCAAATTACCTTCGCCAGCTGGCAGGGTTACCAACCGAAGAAGCCGAAATGGTCTAAATGGCGAAGTTGGTATCGGTTCAATGGGTCCAGAAACAACGTGGGGATAACCACTACCCAGAAGTCAGGCCAGTTGATTCAGACGCATTAGATTCAACGGAAAGAAAAATCTACCGCACAACTCTCGCCGGGGTTTCCGCGATACCGCTAGACACCTACCGAAGAATTATCAGGGGAATCCTAGACCCTGATGAGGTCGTCAATGACTTGATGGTGAGGCATTTGCTAACCGATATGGAGGAAGTGGCGAAAGCTATCTTTGAGGGTTATGTACAAGGAGCGAGGGAAATGGCCCACTTGTTGAGAATCGCCCTGAACAAAGAGCTACGCCGACTACGATCAGACCTGCAACTCGTTGGGTTTAACGAAATCGGCAAAGCTAGAGTCGTTGGAATGTACGAGCCGTGGGATTGGGGCGACCCAACTATCCCAGCAGTCAGCTTGTTTGACCAGCAACCAGACAGTATGCCGGGCAAGGTATACGCTCGGATTCGAGCAAATGACATTTTCAGTTCAATCACTGACGACGTAAACGCAAACATTCGAGAGATAGTCGCCCAAGGCTTCACGGCCCAACAAACGTTTGCGACTGGGCGCACGGTTACTGGGCTTACACCTCAACAAACTGCCCAAAGGCTCTATCTCATCCTTCAGGAAACCTCGCCAGTGCCGATAACAGGGCTAGACTACGCTGAATATGTAGCTCCGCACACGAATGGGCTTTTCCCCAGATGGGCGAAGGCTGTGGATAGGTCCATGAACACTTACGCCCGAAGTCTTGCCCAGCGTGGAATCAACGATAGGGAAATTAAGGAACGCACGTCAAAGCACGGCGAGAGGTACGGCAACAAATTGCGCCGGGCGAGAGCCAGAATGATTGCCCGAACTGAAATTGCCTTCGCCCAGAATAGGGGAATGATGGACACATTATGGCAGGCTCAAGATCAAGGAATAATGGGGCAGTCCGCTCTTAAAGAATGGGTAACTGGACCCTTTGATGTTTGCGACCTTTGTACGCCTATGGGGGGAAAGAAACAACCCTTGCGAGGGAGATTCACCCTACCCAATGGGCGAACGCTGGACTACCCACCTGCCCACCCTAATTGCCGGTGCTTTATATTGCCAGTTCCTGAGCTGGTGGACGCTCCCCGGCGTTTCGGCAGCAACACCCTTGAGGACCCTTACCGTTACCAGTTCAGTGACGGTTTCATCATCACCACTAGCGCAGGGAACGTACTTCCTGTACCTGTTGGTTGATCAGACAGTCCACTCAATGCCGATGTAAGGCACTTCCTTTTCGCTTTTGGGCTGCAAATCCTGAACCCCATTAGCTTTGAGCGCTTGGCGCAACTCGGTTTTGGCATCGTGGCCGAACGCCATTCCAACGATATGGATATAGATTTGGCAGAACTGCCAGCCGTGACCCATGTGGTATGATTTTGTCGGCGCACCGTTTTCGTTCCAGTCTATGACGTGGGCGAGTTCGTGGAGGATAACCCATTTTTGCCTTGCCCAGTGGCAGAGAGTAATCATATCTTTGGTGGCGGCACCATTCTTCTTCGCTGGGTAGATTCTTAAACCTCTAGGTCGGTAGCTTGTAGCGAGCTTATCGCCTTTCCAAGATTTCTTGAGTTCGTAGACATCAGGCGACCTGATTCCGGAAACCACAGCCTTTTCTTCAGCGTATTCGCTTGTAGACATTACCTGAGGGTCGCCACCTCCGGCGATACCGCCCAGATTGTAGTAGGTAGGGTAATCCTCGTTTGTGTAGTATTCGTTTTTCCAGTTAGCCATGACAGCTTTCGGGAAAGCGATGGGGTTGAGTTCCCCATCGATCGCGAAGCGCTGGTGGGTTTTGGGGTAGCGTTTGGCGAACGATTTGCGGTTGATGAGCTTGGTGCAGTAGACCCAGACATCTTTGAGGTCGGGTAGCATTTCATCAGCACCGTATTTCGCCCAATCAACATTGCGTTCGGCAACGTAGAGCTTTCCAGCCCCAACATCATTCTTGGGATTAGCCATTATTTGAAACTCCTTGGTTTACGTTTGACTCCATGTATTCATATTACCCTAGTTAGGGGGGGTTTGCAAATCTAAACAATAATTATTTACTCCTGACAAACTCTCAAGATCGTGTATTATGGTGATTAAGTCGCAGTCGCTCTAGTAGCGCAAGTGTCCGATAGTGGCCAGACCTCTAGGTTTAGTCACGCATGCTTGGAGGTAAGATGCCAAAATATATAGTCACTGGTGGAGCATCAGGAGATGCATCAATAGAGATCGCTGGCAAGACATACGCGCCCGGCGAAGAAGTGGAAATCAAATCTTCTTCAGACTGGCTTGTAAAGCAAGGGTATGTCGTGGCCAAGAATCCAATCAAGAAGGGAGCTAAGTAATGCCAACCTTTATTCACGGTAAAACCACAGGCGTATACATTGACGAGTTTGACTTAACGAGCTATTTCACGGATAGTAGTCTTACAATCGATAACGATACTGCCGAAACCACAGCATACGGCGATACGAATAAAACGTATTTAGTAGGTTTGCGTGGAGGCTCACTTTCTTTGAACGGAATGTGGTCACAAACTACTGACGGCTCGGACGAAGAATTGCAAGCCCTATTGGGTAGCACTACTGAACCACTAATCACAGTTCGTGAGGGTTCAGCAGCTATCGGTGGGCGGGCAGTTATCGCTCAGGCAAACGAAACTAATTATTCAATCACGAGTCCACTTTCAGACGTAGCCACGATCAGCGCAGATTTTGAATGTACGACGACTGGGGTTACTAACCTGACTTTCGCTCTTGCAGGTGGGGTCCAACTCACAGCAGGCGCAAGCATCGCTCACGGTTCATTGGGCGCATTAAGTTCTGTAGATAACGCAGCTTCATCAGCTAATGGTGGCGCAGCGACTCTACACGTTCCCACTAATACCGTTAATGGGAACACAACCATCAAGGTCCAGCACTCAGCGAATGATTCAACGTGGGCTGACCTTATTACATTCACTGTTGTTGGTGCATCAACCAAGACCAGTGAAATCAAAGCAGTAACCGGAACAGTAAACCGTTACCTTCGGGCATCAGCGTCTACTGCCGGGTCAAGTGGCTCCATAACCTTTATGGTAGCTGCAGCAAGATTCTAGGAGGAATCAAATGCCAACATTTGCACACGGAAAGTCTACAGATTTTGCGCTAGACGATACTGGCGGTTCAAGCCGGAACATATCTGACACGCTCACTGACGTTAGCTTTCCCCAAACAATCGATACTGCCGAAACAACCGCTTTCGGTAGTTCAAACAAATCCTACATCGTAGGCTTGAAAGATGGGTCGTTCAGCGTTTCAGGAATCTGGGACGCAACCGTAGATGGATACATCAGCGGAACTGAGCCAGCAAGCCGATCATTCATTTATGGTCCAGCAGGCACAACATCTGGCAACGTCAAATACACAGGCGAAGCCATAATGACCAACTACTCGGTTAGCAACCCGGTCGGAGATGTAGTAACTTATTCATTAGACCTTCAAATTACCGGAGCGGTAACTAGAGGAACCTACTAAAACAATCTGTTAGGAGATCAAGGTGGCACGATTAGCAGACAAGATTCGTCAAGCTGACGATAGGGAAACTGAGATAATTGATGTAGAAGCGTGGGACGTGAAACTGGGGATAATGTCAATGACGGCTCTCCAGCGAGCGCAAATGCAAAGCGAATGGAGTGAGAGCGAAGAAAATAGCGCATCAAAACTCTTTTCAATGGTTCTACTGTATTGCGTCTTTGACCCTGACTCGGGAGAAGCAGTCTTTACCGAAGAAGATTTGGAATGGTTGCTAGCTGAGAAGTCAGCCCAAACTGTTGATGAAGTAGCGCAAGTATGCCTTCGGGTATCAGGATTAGCTGCGGATTCGGTGGACGAAGTGGGAAAAGATTCCTCGGACTCGCTGGAGGAAACCCCGAGTTAAGGTTCTACTTCCACCTCGCTAGAGATCTTGGTATGCCAGTCGGCGAAATGCTTGAAAGAATGTCAAGTCACGAACTGACAGAATGGAGAGCGTTATACCAAATAGAAGCAGACGAGAAAAGGCGAGCTAACGAGATGGCAAGGCAGAGAGCTAGAAAGAGGAAACGCTAATGGCAGCGATGACAACTGTCCTGAAGGCGATCATCAAAGCCGATGCCAAATCTCTCAAGACGGAACTCAAATCAGCCGAGAAATCGTTAGAGGCTTTCGGTAAGAAAACCAAAGAGACTGGGAAGAAACTCACCCGGTCCGTAACGATGCCGATAGTTGCAGCAGGTGGGTTTGCGATTAAATCCGCAGCCGACTTTGAAGCGAGCATGACTAAGATTGAATCTTTGGTCGGACTTTCTGCTGATGCTGTGCAAGGTTTTACCGCTGATGTTAAGAACCTATCCGGCTCAACTGCTAGAGCGCCCAAAGAACTCGCCGATGCGATGTTCTTTATCACTTCCGCTGGTATTCGGGGAGCTGAAGCCACCGACACGCTTGAAGCCTCCGCAAAAGCAGCAGCAGTCGGGTTGGGCGATACGGCTACTATCGCCGACCTAGCCACCTCAGCTCTCAATGCATACGGTTCCGATGTATTAAGTGCCTCAGACGCTACCGACGTAATGGTCGCAGCGGTTCGTGAAGGTAAGTTAGAAGCAACGGAACTCGCTGGGTCGATGGGTCGGGTGCTACCAGTAGCTTCAGCGATGGGCGTTTCCTTTGATGAAGTCGGCGCAGCGTTCGCAGCGCTATCCAGAACTGGTACGAACGCTAACGAAGCAGCTACCCAAGTTCGTGGAATCCTAACATCGTTACTGAAACCAACGAAACAATCCAGCGACGCTCTCGCCAGTATGGGGCTATCGGCCCAAGGCTTGCGTAACCAAATCAAACAAGAAGGTTTGCTCGCTACTTTGGGAACCCTGAAAGAAACATTTGCAGGGAACGAGGCAGCTACGGCAGCGGTATTCGGGAACGTGCGAGCCCTCATGGGTGTTATGGATATGCTCGGGGCGAACTCAGCTTCAACCGAAGCGATATTCAAGAGTATGGAAGATACTACAGGTGCGCTAGATAAAGCCTTTGAAGTTACATCAGGTACTACCGCATTCAAACTACAGCAGGCGATGGCTAACCTGAAATCATCGTTAATAGCTATCGGCGATGTACTTATCCCCATCATTGTCCCCATTGTGGAAAAGCTAGCAACCGTATTGAAGGGAGCTGCGGAAGCATTCGGAAAGATGCCCGGTCCGGTCAAGACGCTTGCTGTAGCTTTCGTCGGTTTGGCCGCAGCAGCCGGACCAGCAATGACAATAGTTGGTGGAGGCGCACAAGGTATGGCGAAAGCGATACCAATGTTCGGGAAACTCTCGAAAACTATCGGAGGAGCCAAAGGCAAAGGTGTCTTAGGAAGAATGGGTGGTTTGCTCAAGGTAGCGAAAGCCCACCCTCTCGCTTTCGGAGCAGCGGTAGCAGGTGGTATTGTACTCACCAAAGTCTTTGGCGGTATGCGTAAGCGAGCGAAAGAAGCTCGTGACCGAATGCAAATGCTTCATGAAGAAATGGTCGCAGCAGGTGACCCAGCGTCAACATTAACGAATCGAATACATGAACTAGCAAGTCAGCTTCAGATAGTTGAACAAGCTACTGATGATGCAACGGAAGCCACAAGCAAATTTGTAGGCGAACAAGTCCTCAATAAAGAACTGATCGGTAAAGATGTTACAGAAGCTTTTAACAAAGCTGAATTTGACATGGAGAAATTAACTGACACCCTTTCGGGTGGTTCGGACGAGTTCGAGAGGCTATCCAAAGAAGCCAAAAAGGGATTCGTTACAAATGAGGATTGGCTTGAGTCCATGCGTAATGCTGATGAGGAAGTGGTCGCTGTAACTTCCCATCTTGCTGACTTAGTGGAAGCTGAAGTCATCACAAGAGATGAAGCAGCCAAAATGCTATCTGCGATGGACGAAACAGCCGATGCGTTTGATGACCATGCTAAACACCTTGAAAAAGTAAACGAGGAATATCTCAAATCTGATGAAGGTATGGCTGCTGTAACCGGGGCACTTGGAGACTACGGCAGAGAGTTGCTGGACGCTGCCGGAGATGAAAAGTCATACACTGAAGTAGCTGAGGAAGTTAATCAAGCACTTGAAGATAAGAAGAAAGTCGTTGATGAAGTCGCTAACGATGTTCGCAGATTTAATAACCTAGTCTATGAGTCTGTAGAGGCTGAAGAAGAACTCATACTAACCGAAGAAGAACTCATCGCCCAGCAAGAAGAACTTGACGCAGCAATGGAAAAGACTGAAGAACAGTTACAGCGAGTGAAGGATTCATTTGACGCCATTGTTAGCAGTATGCGTGACTCTATTAATGAGGCATTTGAGTTAGACGAAGCTCAGAACAAAGTTGAAAATGCCATGCTTGGAGTTCTTGATGCGTTAGAGAAACAGAACGATGAGTCTTTAACTGCGCTTGAAAGGGAAGAAGCATTAATTTCGGCATCCAAAAATTACGCAGGTTCGCTCGCTACCGTTGCCGAAGCTATGGTCGGGATGGGCCTTGATGAGATCAATACAGAATTTGAGAATCAGGCAGCGTTCTTAGAATCAATTAAAGACACAATGCCACTATCCGAATATGAAAGACTAGAGGAATTGCTAGGTGAAATACATACTGATGCTCAGAATCTACACGGAACTGACATAGCTATAGGGTTAGGTATAACTGTTGATTATGACGAATCCATGCTGAATTTCTTGGACATGGTTAATCAATACGATGACGTAGCCAGCTTTGGGGCTTCCGTATCAGGTTTCTTAGGGGCGACACCAATGGCTTCAGGGGGAATAGTCACCGCCCCAACTCTTGGGCTAATTGGGGAAGCAGGGCCGGAAGCTGTCATACCGCTCAACCAGATGGGTAGCATGGGTGGAACAAACGTAACAGTAAATGTCGCCGGGTCCGTATTGGCGGAAGGCGATCTCGCTGAAACGATACAGAACCAGCTGATTAGGATTAAAGGTAGGAACGCCTCGCTGGAGTTCGGCTAATGGGTCTAGCAACTATCGCAGTAGAGGTAGCTTTCGGCAAAGGCATCACGGAAACGGCTGGAGATAGTGATTTCACTACGATATCAACAGCGAACACAGTTCGTGAGTTCAAGATAGTTAGAGGGCGACAGCAGGAACTCGCCACTAATCAAGCAGGTAGGGCGGTTGTCGTTTGTAATAACACGAACGGTAAACTAGACCCCAGTAACACTGCCTCCGGAACACCATACTATGATGGTGGGACAAAAGTCCTGCCGGGTCGCCACATAAGAATCAAAGCGACAGACCCTTCAACTTCAACCGTGTATATCATATTTCGAGGTTTCGTTGAGAGGTGGGTCCAATCATATCCGGGTGAACTAGACCAGATCGTAACGATAGAATGTATTGACGCTTTCAAAGCGCTATCAACTGCTTACTGCGATGGGTCAAGCGAATCACAAGAGCTTTCAGGCCTGCGAGTAGCGAACCTATTGGACCAAGCGAGTTGGCCAAATGGTGGAAGCGCTGGTGCAGTATCAGTCGCCGGTTACCGAGATATTGATAATGATGCAAACAACGAAACCGTCCCAGCGAAAACATACGCCACCAACATGGACGTACTGTTACAAAGCCAAGATATTGAAACTGCTGAAATAGGTTCCTTCTTCGTTTCACGCTCTGGAGTGATGACATTCCTTAATCGGCTGAACCGTATAGCGCAGTTTGCGACGATAGCAGGGACTTTCTCGGACACAAGCACTGCTGACGGTAGAGTTGTGTATAGCGACCTAGATTTCTCAATGGACGACCACAATATCGTGAATAGGATCGATACCACTATCGCCGGGGGGGGTTCGGGAACTCAACAAACGGATAGTGATTCCCAGACAGCGTATGGGTTGAGAGCCTTATCGGAAACGGATTTAATGCTGACCAGCACGGGTGACGCAACAACTTGGGCGCAATACGTTATTGGGCGCCAATCGCAACCGTCAAATCGTGTGAAAGCAATCACGTTACGGCCCCAAGAACAAGATGCACTATGGGCGGTAGCATTGCAGATCGAATTAGGAAATGCATACATCGTTGAGCGTACTCCGGCAGCCGGTAACGCAATAACTTCAACGGTAATATGTGAAAGGGTAACACATCAGGGCAAAGGGAACAGCTGGATTACAACGATGCAACTATCACCAGCCGATACCGCAGGCTACTGGGTACTCGACGACGGTTCGGGAACTTACGCAGCGTTCTCTGAACTAGGCAACACAACTAGACTAAGCTACGGATAGGACTTAATTATGACTCAGATAAATTGGCAATACCAAGTAAATAACAGGGCAGGCGGTTACGTTGTCACCGCTACCGATTGGAATGACTTTGCAGGGAACTTCAGAGCGCTCATCGACCAGACCACCGGGTCCGGCACGACTGATAACTCGCCTCTGCCTATTGGGATTGATTTAGTAAATGATCGGGTTTATATATCCGACCCTGATTCAACCACTCCCGAAGATGCTAACCATGCGGACACTACGCTTTCAGTCGTTGGCACAACTACGCTTGCTGGAAACACTCAGCAGACAGGAACGTTCACTGTAGGCGTAGATGATACAGGACACGACGTAAAATTCTATGGAGCTACTGCGAGTTCGTATATGAGGTGGGCCGAGAGTGCTGATGTTTTGCAATTAAACAATAGCAGCGTAGCTATTAAGCAAGATGACGGCTACCCGATTTTGCAATTAGAATCCTACAACGACACAGAAGCAGCAACAGGAAGAATTGCATTTTACAAAGCAGACGGCACTCAAGCATCACCGCAGGCTGTCGATGACGATGCCACTCTAGGACAATTACGTTTCTATGGTTATGATGGCAACTCATACGCTTACGGTGCGTTCATAAATGTTCTTGTAGATGGAACTCCCGGGGATGGAGACATGCCTACGGAGATGCAGTTTGGTGTTACTCCAGATGGTTCTGAAACTCCTGCTACTGCTATAACAATCAAACCAACTGGAGAAACAAGGTTTACAGCAGATAACGACATTACAGATTTCACAGCCGACAATCATGGAGTGATAAGTTTATACAATTCAGATGGCGCTGTTGATGATTTCACATGTCTTGACTTTATAGGAAACGGAGTTCAAGCAGCAGCCCGAATTGGAATGAAATACACAAGTGGTGGATCGCAACTAGTTTTTGGAACGTCTAATTCTTATGCAGACGGTGTTAACAATGAAAGCGTATTGATTACCTCAGCAGGGTACCTTCAAGTCGGAGATGGTAGTACGGCTTACACATTAGATGCCAACATGAACGGACCAATTCGTTTTAATTGGGCAAGTTACACAGGTAGCGTAATCGGCAACACAACTGGAATGTTTATCGGGCATAACTCCTCAAGCCGAGTCATGTCACTAGTAACCAATGAAACAGAACGACTCCGAATTGGTGGGTCTGGCAAAGTATGTATAAGAGATGATGCAACTCCCGGAGTTATTGGCGCAAGACTTGTAACATTACGAAGCCAAACATCAGGAATGGTTCCCCTGCTTGCATGGGCAGAAACAGATGTAGACGCATCCACTCCTGTGGCTTCTATCTTTATGATTGGAGTGAATGGGGATTCATCAAATCCTGGGACAGGTGATTACTGGGCGCTATTCAGAAGGGGCAACGGAACAACCATCGGAAGCATCAGGGGAACAGGCTCCGCATCCGTAAACTTCTCAACAACTTCGGACCAGACAATGAAAAACGATTTGGGCGATGCTGGGGATGTTTCGTCAATTATTGACGATATTAAGATTCATAAATACACGTGGAAAGATGCTGACAGTTCGGTAGGTACTCAGATTGGAGTATTCGCTCAAGAAGTTCTAGCAATCTCAGATATGCCAAATGGTATAGCGCAACCAGCCCACACTAAAAACGAAGTTGTAGAAACAACCATAGACGAGGATGGCAACGAGGTAGAAACGAAAGGTGATGTTTACTACCCTGCATCAATAGATTACGGGAAACTAGTACCATTACTAGTACAAGAAATTAAAAGCCTCAGAGTAAGAGTGGCTGCTTTAGAAGCATAAGGAGAGAAGAATGGATATTGAGATTAGCCCGAATGAAGTTATTGCTGAGATGCAGCAAAGGTTCCCAAAGGAACTAGAAATCTGTTTGCAGAGTGTCCAAATCAAAAAGATGGGCGAGCTGTTAGAAGTCTCCCCGGTAGACGAACCCCAACTCGAAGTCGTAGAAGATGCCGAAGTGCCACCGGGCCCCGGCCAATCCGGAGAGGCAAAGGTTAGACCCGAGAAAGCAAGCGACAGATAAATGCCACGCTACCGAGTTATCGCTAATCAGATGTATTACAATGCTGCGACTGACTCATTCGATGCTGGGCGCATAACAGGCGGTAGCGAGTTCCAACACGGAGATGAGGTTGAGGCCACAACTAAGCAAGCGGAATCTGCGGTGAAATCAGGGGACCTCCTCAAATTATCCTGATATTTGCCCTCATAAATACCTCAGCGAACGCAAATAATTTCCTTAGGGCATGCCTGAGGACTCCGATCTTTTTT